GAGCAAGCGCCATCCCCCCAAGCCTGAGAGATGATGTTCGTTATCCCGCCGACGCCGAACGCATAGTTTAAGGACTGCCCGAGCGCCGTTATCGCGCCGGATGAGATCGGCTGTCCTGTGACAACAGTTTGAGGATCTGCAATCGTTGGAGGGGATATAAAGCTGTTGCTCATAGATGCTCCAAGCTCAATGTGACAGGAACTCTCTTCTTTAGATCTCCAAATGGCAGAGAGAACGACTTTGAAACCATAGAGCAACGAAGGCGCCCTCTGTCTCCGTTGTTCTCACTCGTGAAGAGCAGATCATAAGCTGGCTGATTCGCAGAGATAAGCCCCTCTCTAAGCGCTCGGCGGGAGTCTCCAACATCTTGATAGAAGTTCACGCGCTCTCCCTCTCCACAGTAAGGAAGGAAGCCCTCTGTGAAGTGGCGATAAAGATCTTTTTGATCGAGCAAAGCATCGAGATCAAACGTGAGATTACTCGTCACATATGAGCCGAGAAAGTTTGACGTATAGCCGCCTCCCAGAAGGCGGCGCGCTGTGCTTAGAGTTTCTACAGAGTAGAAGTGCGCCTGATAAGGGCGTGAGGGGAACAGCGCCCCGGGGAGAGGGCGCGCGGCTGTCACTTTTACATAGTCGGCGGATGTCGCAACTGCTACCTCTGAGCCGCTGAAGCCGAGACGATCTCGAAAGGAGGTCGATAGCCAAGTGAGCGCCCCCTGTATTGCGGGATAGTGTGTCTCAACGTGGCCCTCTGCATTGATGAGCCAAAAGAACAGAGACGCTGTTGAACTCTGGGAGGCCTCCTGTAAAGCCTCAAGACAGCTCGACGAATACAGCTCATCAGCGTCGTTCGTGACTCCGCGCGCTCTGATGAGCGTAGTGATGTCCTGGCGCGGGCGATAACTCGTTGACGGGTAGGGCGCCGTGAAGGAAGACGCGCCGCTTGTGAGCGTGAAGCGCGCGCCTGTATAGACGCCCCTGTCCCATTCGCCCTCCGCTGTTATCGTATGGCGCCCTCCTATAAGGGAGGATGACTGAGAGCCCCATCCAAAGACATCCTCGCCCACAGGCGCGATATTAAACGCTGTTGTCGCGTTAGAGATGACGAGCAGATCATCGGTGTTGAGCGTGACAGTCCAGTCAGCCCCAAAGTTAGATGACCCATCAACGAGACTAGAGAGTGGTGAGAGGCTTGAGCGCCCATTTAGAAAGAACAGAGCATCCTCATAAACGCCCGCGCCGGTGGCGAATGTCGGCATCGAGACGGGGATCGCTGTTGATGTGAGTTCGAACAGCTCCTCTCCGCTCCATTGACGCGCGTCAAATGACGCGATGAGGGCGAAGTTCGGGGAAGGATCATGAACAGGCATTTAACGAGCCCCTCTCATCTCGCCGCGTCTGCGGTCTAATCGCTGAGTGAGCGCCATCTCTGCGGCGCGCTTCGTATCATAGACAACAGCGCCTCCAAAATTGACATTATAAACAATCTGGCTTGCTGTAGCCGCCTCTCTAGTTGGCGCAGTCGTTGATTGAGGAAGCCCTGTGGGAGAAGTTGTCGGCTTGTTCATTCCGCCGCCTGAACTCTTAGGCGAGGGGATCGCTTTGGCGAGCCCTCCAGCGAGAGCCGCAGCGCTCGCGAATATACCCGCCGAAGCAAAGTGACTGGGCGCCGCGCCGGGATTTGTGAACAACGCCGCCGTCCCATAAGCCGTTTCCATCAACGCCTTAACTGTGGACTCTTGCGCTAAGCCCTCGAGGACTGCTTTGAACGCTTCGCCCATAGATTTACTAGTCCAAATGGCCGCCGCCGCTGCTTGAGCAAAGCCCTTTCCATATTCATCAATAACATCCTTCGCGAGCTTCATCTTCGCGTCTGCGTTCTTCCTCTCGATCTCCGTTCGCTCGACATTATAGCGCTCAGTCAGCTCAAGAATCCGCTGCTCATTATCGCGGGCCATCTCAAACTCTTGAGTATAGCGAAGCCTTAGATTGTCCATATCGCGTTGAGTCTGAGCCTCAACATCCCCCTCTCGAATCACGCGATGATCAATCTCAAACTGCCGGCGCTCAAGCTCGAGCGCGATCATCGCGTCTCTCTTCTCCTTCTCAATCCTTAGGCTCTCCGCTGCTAGAGCCTTCTCTCGCGTGAGCTGCTCATCCTCATACTTCTTCAGATCGAGCAGATAGCTTGATTCAACGAGAGCGCGCTTCAGCGTGTCCTCTCGCGCGAGGGCGAGCCCCGTTTGATAACGCTCATTAATGAGCGCGAGCTTCTGATCTTCAGCGTCTTTCGTAAGCTGAATCTCAAGCTGGCGAAGCTGAGACTCAGCTTGAATCCTCGCCGACTCACGCGCGAGAGACGCGGCCTCTTCGCCCTTGCGCGCCGTCGCCGCTTGCTTCATCTCAGCACTGCGCTTCTTCTGTGCATCCGCAAGAATCTGATTCGCTTTCGCTTGAGCTGTGAGCGCCTCTGTTTGTCCATGCTCGGCGTCTATCTGGCGCTTGAGTTCATCTCGAATCGCTTTGATCTGCTCGAGGTTTGTTGCGTCATCAGCCGCTTTCAACTTGAGCGCGACGGCTCGCGCGTCCTCCTCGATAGCGAGCCGCCTGAGAGCGTCTGTTGCCTCATCAATCGCGCTCGCCTCGACAGTCATCAAATCGAGAGCCTTCTTGCGCTCGGCGAGCTCTTGAGCCTTCGCTAGAGCGGCGTCATATGTGTTCTCCTCAAACGCCTTCTCTTGCTTGGCCGCCTCCGCGATCTGAAGGCTCACAGCCTCTTGATTGTGCCTTAACTGTTCGAGCCGCTTATTAAGTTCCTCTGTTGCTTTTGCCTCATGTTGACGCGCGCGCGCTAGATCTGCTCCAACGGAGACGAGCCGAGCGCCGGCTTTGTCAGCGTCCTTCATCAACTCATTGAGTTCTGTTTGAAGGCGCGCTGATTCTTTTGTCGCTGATTGTTCTGCGATATAGGCCTTCGTGAGCTTCTCATATTGTTTGATGAGCTTCTCTTTAGCGAACTGAGAATCAAGAGTCGCGCGCGTGAACTGACTAAGCGCCTCCGCCGCAGGAAGGGCCCCCCCCTCTGCAAGCGCCTCGAGCTTTCCTTGTAAGTCTCCCGCCGCCGCCGCCATCGCTTCGGCGTTATCCTCTGCCTCTTTCGCCGCGCCGCTCAGCGTCCGAAAAGCCTCATAAGCAGTCCCGATCGCTGTCACAACTAAAGCAAATGGCCCTAGAAGAGATGTGAGGCCCGTTGAGGCTCCTGTGCTTAGAGCGGAGAAGGCGTCTTTAACTCCTGAGACAGCGCCGACAGTCGAGCCCAGAGCATCACTCACGCCTGAGAGCCCCTCGCCGAGCTGCTGATTCGTTTTCCCAACAACATCACCCACGCTCTTAAAGGTCTGTCCAACTCCCTCCGCGCCCTTCGTGATGTTTTCAAGCCCCTTGTTGACTTGCTGTTGACCTACAAGCTCAACCTCTATCTCAACCTTATTCTCAGACATTCGAGGCCTCCTTTAAGGCTTGCTCGCGATGGCGAGCGATCATCTCCTCAGTCGCTCCGTGTAAGATATCGAAAGCCTCGACAATCGCGCACGATGGAGAGGGGAACATATCTGATAATGAGGCGAGCCCCGCTCTATGTCGAGAGTAAGCCGAGACGATAGAAGCAACACGATTCGCATCTGCAACAGGACAGGAGCGAATCTCTAAATCGCTGAAAGATGAGCCGCTATCCGGCGCGACTCGATAGCCGGGGATAAAGACGCCGCTCTCATCGCTCTGTGATTGTGGGAGCCCTTCGAGAAAAGGCCCGCCACAGTTGCCACGCAAGCGACGAAGAGACGGCTTCGCCCTACACTGATCACACTTCCAAGCCCGGCCGCCGCCGTTGGATAACCAAACAGCGGCGGCGAGTGCTATTTTCCCGAGTGACCGAGAAGGCTGATCCGCTGAACATGACGCACCAGCTCAGCTAGAACCTGCACACGATGAGCCTCAGGTCGAATCAGATCAAGCGGATTCTCGCCTTTAATCTCTGCGCCATCAATCGCCACAAGCGCAGAGCGAACCATCTCAACGAATACCCGGTTTAAGTAGGCCTGATACTCTCCGAGCGCTTCTCGCTCTTCGGTCTGTAAAGCGTGATGCCATCGCGCACGCTCTGAGAGAATCGAAGGCTCAGCCATCCACAGATGACGCCCTAGCTCACTCCGGCGATAAGCTCCGGCGCGAACTTCTGCCTCTTCACGCTCCGCAGGGGAGAGCGCTTTGAGACGAAAGAGAGTGGCGCCCTCATAGCCTCCCAACTCTTCAAGCCTCCCGCTCTCTAAATAGGCGTGAATCTGCTCAGGAGAGCCGATGACAGCGGGATCACAAGAGACAACAACGTCAAGCGTCATCGAGGAGGAAGGGAGGAAAGCGAGGGCCATTGATTACACTCCGAGCGCGATTCGAACGGGACTATTGCCGGCGGCGCTGTCACTCACGTCTCCGCCGAAGCGCCCCGCAGCGTAAGTCAACATCTGGCGTGTGATGTCGTTTCCGCTCACGTCATACTTAGACGGATCCGCCGTCAGATAAGCAGCGGGAAGCATGAACGCCGCGCCACAGCCATCTTTAACAGGCCCACAACCTATCAACACTTGGCGCGCTGTTCTGTTGAAGAAATCCTGATTGATCGCCGTGTTAGGGTCGCTCACAGTCAGCGACAGCTCAACCGCGACATCGCTGATCTCATATCCCTTCATCGCCAGGATGGAGTTACTGTGGCCGATAGGCGTCAGCGTGTTCGTGATCGTGAGAGAGAAGTCCTCACAATCGAGCGCGATTCGGCCGAGAGTGTCTCCAGTCGTGGCAGTGCTTGACGTCTGAGGCGCCGCGTCGCTCAGAACAACATACGAGCCCCGGAACGATGAAGCGGCGCCCGTGTTATAGACAGCCTCAACAGGCCCCACAGCATTTCCATGATCATCTTGAATGAGCGCGCTCTGAAAAGTCATATCCGCCATAACTCGCCCGTTATCCAAACTGAAAGCGATACTCTCCAAAACGCAGCCATAAGCGAAAGAGCGGAAGTTGACTCCATCGACACGGAACGCGAGTGAATAGTTCCTCCCGCCGGTCAAAGTGCGGGAGCCTGGAAACCAGGTCTGCATTCCTCGCACAGTCTGAGAGCCTGAGAACGCCGCAGAGAACGCCGGGCTCACAGTGACATCTCCCGAGACATCGTTATCAGTCACAGCGGAGAACTCAGCGCGTCCGTTTAGATTTGCGCTGATGATCCCGCCGATTGAGTAATCAGTGCTCGTTGCTGTGGGCGTGAACGTGTTCACATCAGAGGGAGTTACAGTGTCGGACTTCATAATGGAGTTATTTGAGAGGAAGCCCGCGCCGAGAAGATGGCCTAGATAGTTTGAGGCGTAAGTGTCTGCATCTGCGCCGATAGTCGTCAAGTCAATGCGGAGCTGAATCTGCCCCGTGCGACGGCGCACACGGGCGCCCGCGCTCCAAACGGTGTCGGGCTCGGGCGCGATACCATAAGAGCCATCACGCGCGTCATTACGCTCGCTCACGATGGCGTCTCCATAGATGACGATGGGATCACGCTCGCATGGGAGAGAGACGAAAGAGAGTGCGCCCGCATCGGGGAGCCCCGTTGAAGACGAGAGCGAGCCGAAAGAGTTTTCGACTGCAACCGACAGAGAGCGATGAGTGACGCTCATTTAAGCCTCCAGATAAAGAAGATCGAAAGGGAAGGACAGGATGAGAAAGTGAGCCTCTATTGTTGGGTCAAGAATGGGCTCGGCTGTAGCCTCCCCCGGGATGACGGAGAGGATTCCACTTGTCGCAAGATTATAATCAGGCCCCTTCAGCGCGAGGAGGAGAAGAGCTGCGTCTTCATTGATGAGACGCTCTAAATAATGCTCCTCAGCCGGGACTTCATACTTCACACGCAGAATCAGCGGAACACGCCGACGCCCAGAGAGCGCCGCCGCGCCGTCATCGCGTGAGAAGCCATTGAGACGAATCTCAAATGATCTGTTTGTGTGTTGGCGTAACTCGAGCGGAGAGACGCGGCCGCCTGTGCGTGCATTGATGGCAGTGAAGCCGTGATGAATGTCGGTCTTTGGCGAGATGGCCTCAATCATCTGCTCAAGCTGTTTACAAGCAGAGAAGATCCCCTGACTCATCGGCGCCTCCCCTTGATATTCGCGATTAAATCAAGCTCAACAGCTTTGACTATAATGTCAACCTGTCTCGGCGAGAGCCCTATAAAAGGGCGATCCTTGTTCACGCCGTAACCATAATAACGCACATGAGGCGAGAGCCCTATAACAAAGCGCTGAGCGTCGGCGTGAAGCACTACTAGATTATTCATAAGCGCCCCGCTGGAGACGAGATCAACGAGCGCGGATGAGCTGCTATTGCGCCGGCGTGACTTGTCTTTATATTCCCGATAGCCGCCGGCGAAGAACATTGAGCGCCCCGTGCGAGAGAGGCGGCCTCCCTTCGGCTTGAGACGCGCTCCTCTCAAAGCGATATAGATCGGCTTTGTGCTGTAGCGCTTGAACTTCTGATCATTCACATCGAGGCCGCTGCTAGTCCTCATTTTGATTGAGGCGATAGTGTTGAGCGCGAGCGTTGCAGATTGTTGAGCAGTCCAGAACGCCGACGGCAGATTGAGATTTATATTCGCTCTCATCGGCATTTTAGAGCCTCCTCTGTTAGTGCCTCATCCCGCGCGATGGCGTGAAGAAGCTATCGTTTGAACTCTTGATATATGAGGCCCATGACGCGCGGAAGTCACGCGCTGAGCCCCCGACTTGAGCATTATCAAGATCGCCCTCATCCACAATCCCGTCCCCGTCTTTGTCGATTGCGACGAGACGCAGAGCAAGAGTGAGCGTCTCCTGGTATCTCTCGCGAAGAGCGTTCGCCGTGTCTAGTTGGAGCGCGGCCTCATAGACGCGCGCCGCTGTCGCGTAGGCGTGAGCGTTTCTAAAAGCCTCTCCGTTGAAAACCTCATCCTCTGTGAGCGCTCGGTCTTTGAGATGATCGCGGAGAGCGAGAACAACCTCATCGAGCGCGGCGCTTATCTGCGGTGATAAGTCGCTTTGACGGCGCGGGATCATATCGGCGAGTTGGGGAAACATCCCAACGAGAGCCTCATGATCGAGAGTCGTTGAGAATGGGCGCGGAGTGACTTTGAACAGATCTCGCTCAACGCGATTCTCGGCGCCCTGTCCTTTATCAATGGAGTAATGAACTTCGAGCGCATAAGTCGCGCTCGTCGCTGTCACCCATGAGGGAACAGTTCCAAACCACAGCGCGAACTCAAGTGAGGCCTCAGTCCCGAGATCAATCTCACGGGGGAGGGGCTCCGCGAGAATCGCAGTTGTCCCGATGAGGCGCGTGAGCTGCACAGGATAAAGCGAGTCGCCCGCTGTGATAATAAAGGCGCGTGTCTGATCTGCCTGGAGCCCTGTTGCTTGATTCTCGATTGTGAGAGTGCGCCTATCCGCCGCTATCGCAGAGACGCTCACAGAGGCGCGCGTCTGCGAGAGATAGATGATTGATGTCTGTCCTTCCTCTTTGAAGTAAACAGCGGGCGCAGTAGTAAGAGGCCCCGGCGCCATCCATTCAAAGCGATGACTCGCCCCCGTGACAGCTTTTCTCATATTTAAGCTCCTGCGTTCGCTCTGAGGATATCTGATTTCGTGGCGAGCGTTAGATTCGCCGCTTCGACGAAGCCCTCTGAAACAGGGCTCCAAGAGTGCCGGCAGTTATAGCCGCCTCCGCTGAGCTTTACAGGGAGCCCCTGTCCGTTATCGAGTCGCGCCATCTGTTGCTCATTGACAACTTTATTGATGAGAGGCTTACAGAAGGCCCGCGTGATCCCATCGCGCGGGCCGGTGTAGAGATAAAGATTCAAGCCGGCAGACTCCCCCACAGAAGCAGTTACTTGACGCCCATACGAGGCCATCTTTGTTCGTGCTTCTGTGAGTTGGCGCCCCTCTGAGCGCTCGAGCTGAGAGGCGAGGCGCGTCATCGCGGAGCGTTGAGGAACGCCCAGAGTCATTCCCTGCAACGCCTCTCGAATCGCCTTCGTCACATCGGGAATAATAACATCTTGAAAGACTGCATCGACGGCCGCCACACGGAAGCCATCGAGCTTAGTTTGAACTAATGCTGCTGAGGCTAGAGGTTCCAACACTTGGATCGACTCTAGCGCCGCCGCCGCGATTCGGTCTGATTGAGTGAGGAACTCCTCAATCGTCATTCCGAAGCCGGCTTGAACAACAAAATCAGCCAGGGCGTCTCTTGACATAGCGAGGAGCGCCTCTGGCGTGGTCATTGAAAGAGCCGTCTCAAGCACATCGAGAAGGCTCTTCCTGCTTTCTCCCATCACGCGAGCGAGTTGATCAGCCGCGCTTATCTCCGCCTTCAATTCCTGAACTTTTGCCCGAGTCAGCGCGGCGCGGGCGCCGTCCTGCTCCTTCGCCTGGGCGAGCATATCCGCGATCGCTATCTTCGCGGCGTTCTCGCCTTCTGCTAGGAGATGGACAGCAGTCCCACCACACGCGCAAGACATTTTCAGAGGCAGTCGGTGAGGATGTAACCAAAGTTAGAATCAATCTTCGAGAACACGTGCGACTCCTCAGCATAGACATAACGGCGGATCTTGCCGAGATCGTCATACTGACCAGCCACAGGAGCGCCGAACTCGAAGTTAAGCGCTGCAACGGGCATCCCCTTAACGCCGTTCTTCTGAACGATTGCGTCTGAGCCGTGCATGATCCCCATGAAGAGAGAATCGCCCGTCCAGATGTAGCCCTCAGAAGAAGCCGCGCCGGGAACAGCGGAATCAACGCGAGCCTCGCCAACTAGGATATTCGGGATCCCCAACACATCGGAGAGAACCTGCTTCACGGCGGCGTCTGAGAGGATGAGATTCCCCGAGGCGATACCAGCCGAGCTAGTCCCAACATAACCGCGAACCTCAGGATTGCGCGCGAGCGCGCGGAACAGATCACGCCCGAAAATCAGCGTATCGGGATTGATCCCATGAGAGGAAGCAAAGACAGTGTCTTTGAGCTGGTGAAGATACGAGAGGGGCTCCGCGCCGCTCGCGTTGAACTTCCCGCCGAAGCTCGCAGTGGAGGAACTGTTGGCGAAGTTGCTAGTCCCAAAGAGAAGATCAGCGGCGCGCTTCTCCTTCGCAAGCTTCATCACTCGCGAAACCTTGCGGGCGAGGCGCTGCTCTTCGCTGCCGGGATACTGCGAATCAATGATGTCCTCCATCGCGATGGAGTCCTTCGCCGAATAGATCAACGCCTTATAGACGCTTGACGAGCGATCAAAGCCGCCGATAGAGGCGCGATCAGCGCCAGGCGCGCGCTCGAGATCAAGGCCCGCGCCGGCGCCCATAAAGTTACGAGTCTGCTCAATGAGGAGAGTCCCGCTACGCTCAGGAACCTTGATCGTCTCAAACACCTTATCGGCGATGAGCTGCGCGTCTGAGGGGACAGCCTCGATGACGAGCGAGGAGAGGATCTGATCAACGGGATGAAGATTGCTGTATGAAGAAGCCATTTAGAAACTCCTTAAGGGTTCACGGTCAGAGGGCCACTGAAGAGCGCGAGGAGCTGCTCATTCGCGGCGGCGCTCGTCTGATTGGCGTTGGGGATGACGCGCGCAACGGCGTAATCGCCGGTAGTGAGCCCGCTCTTGACCTTGCCGCCAGTCGTGACAGCGAGGAGAGGAGACGTGGCGAACGTGAGAGAGCCGCCGGCAATGACGCGCGTGAGGCCGTGCACAACAACGTCCACAGCATCACCGGCAGAGCCCGCGCGCTGAGCGACGCCGATGACGTCCGGGGAGGTGGCGTCAGTTGCAACGGCGATCTTGCCGGCGGAAGTGAACGCAACAAGCGCAAACTCAGTCACAGCCGAGGCGCAGATAAAAGACTTAACGATATTCTGAGTCTCCATCTTAGGCTCCATACACAGCGAGATATTGATCGGGATTAGTAGTGCGGAAGAGATTCAAAGCCTCCGAGAAACTGAGATGTTTCTCAGCGGCAAGCGTCTTAATCTGCTCAGCGAGAGAGGCGCGCGTCAACTCCTGCCCGGAGGCGCCGTGACCGATCTCATTGAGGGGAACGGCGCTGTTAGTGGCGCGCTCGCTGAACATCTGCCAGAAGATCGGCTGAGAAGCCTTCGCGTCCCAAGCGGCCTCAACAGCTGCTTGCTCAGAAGGGCGAACCTTACCCTCGCGCAGAAGAGCGCTCACAGCCTCTCGGCGCTCGATAGCGCGCTTCTCGCTCTCGATAGAGGCGAGCTTCTCACTGAGCTGCTTATTCGTGGCGCGGAGAGTGTTGATCTCCGAGAGGAGCGTCTCGCTCATCATCTTCGCCTTCTTCTCGCCATCGGCCACGATGATCACGGGAGGCTCCTCCTCCTCAGTCTCGGGCGCCATCGGCGCGGGCTCAAGCGGCATCTCTGCGGAGAGCTTCGCCTCTGCCTCTGCTTGCATATCAGCGATCTTCTGCTCAAGCTCTTTGACCATCGCGTCTTTAGCAGCGAGGGCGCTCTTAAGCTCTTCTGGGGACATCGTTTCTAGATTGTCCATCAAAGACTCCTTTAACATTACACGATCAATCGAATCGTTTGATTGTGCGGGTCGTGGGGTTAGTGTGATTGCGAGGAGCTGTGCAGAGCCAACCTTCGCGCCGCCATTGCGAGCGTAAATATCGCCTGTCACATACTCAGGAGAAGACCATAAAACGCCGCCGGCGTCTTCCACGACGCGAAGACCGCGCTCATTATATGCGGGCGTTGCGTAGAGGCCATCTGCGCGCATCTCGAGATCAACGACGAGCCCGAGCGCGCCTCCCACATCCGGCGGCGCGGGCGTCCCAGGATTGAAAGGCGAGGAGGCGTGTTGCCAGTCGATGATCACAGGATCTTGAGCGCGCCGCTCTTGATAGACGCGCAGAAGCTCAGCGCACAGCGCTTGATCCACTTCGCCTAGAGTCTCCCCACTGAGGCGCGCGGAGACTTGACCAAGAGCGAGAGTCTTAAACGGCTTTCCGAGAGTGAGCCCCTCAGGAACATCATAACCGCCGACAGAGGCCATCTGCACAGCCTCTCCATAAGCGCGAAGCGTCGTGAGCTGCTCATCTGCTGCGTTCATCTGATTCACAACCTTTCGAGCCCAAGAGAATCCCGCGTCTCCTCCCCATCCATCCCACGCCTGACGGCCGGGGCCATAATCATCCCAAGTTGAGCCCTGTTTATCAATCTCATGGCGCGTGAAGTAAGCGAGCATCCGCCGAATCGTCTCAGGCGAGACATTACGCCCAGATGACAAGTCACGCGCGCGAGCCAAGCCGACAGGAGTCATCCCCCTCTGTGAAGGAGGCTTCTCTGCTCGATTACGAAGAGCGCGCGCGGCGGCCTCTCGAACGCCCTTCGGCGGCGTAAAGTCAATGTGAGAGTATTTCTCGGGAACAGCCCAAGCGTAACCGACAAGGAGAGAGCGCTGCTTAGCTTTGCGAGTCATCGCGCCTCCTCTTAAGGAGCTGCTCAGCTAGTGCCGCCACAGGAGAGGGCGCTGTGCGCTGAACGGGAGAACGCTCAACGCCCTCTGGCAGATCACCTGCACCGAGGCGCTCACGGATGGCGCGCTCTAGGTTGTCGTCGGGCGTGAGGAGCCCCGCCGCGACAAGTTGAGGCAACATCCCCAGCGACTCCGCGAGATCATCAGTATCAAGCCCCGTGTGAGTAAGGCGTGGGAGCTTAGACGCTGCTACAGGGCCATAGTTCCACGCGATAAGGCGCCCGATTGTCCCGCCGCCGCTCCTATCAACGCCGCTCACAGCCGCCGCTACGAGATCGCAGAGATTGATCGCCGCGCGCCGAAACACGGAGAGATGAACCTCCCCGACAGAGCGCGAGCCTGTATCACTGATCCCCAAGTTTGCAAACTGGGCGAGGAAGGCTTGAGATATCTGATTATCGCACTCCCTGATGATATCCAGAGGCCCTTGAGCATAAAGATTCGGCGCGGCGGCGTAGTTATCGAAAGAGATCACATCGTTCTCAATGAGATAACTCTGCTCCGCGCTGAGGAACGCCTGAGCCTGGCTCTCTGCATCATCAATCATCGCGTTTATGTCGGCGTCGCTGAGCCCGGCCATCTCTGCCTTAGAGCGATCAACGCTTACTTTTGGAGCGGGAATCGCCCAACGATCCACGCCCACGCACATCAAGTTTGCAACGCGCTGTTTCGTGCGCCACCACCACCACACAGGGCGAAGCATCCCCGCGCCCTCGAAGTTAGAGCCCGTTCTGTTGAGCGTCAACAGGAGGAGCTTATTCGCCGGGATGGGCTCGGGAACCTTCGACATCCCCACCATATTTTGAAGAACGCCGTCTAGATGCTGATTGTCTCTTGAGAGCCAGCGCATATGTGCAGAGGGCTCTCTGTCGGCGTAAGAGTCGAGCCATATCCGAATCTTCCCATTCTCATCAGGCCCGACTTTATAAATCTCTTCGGCGTAACGATAGCCAACAGGAACGAACTCGAAGAGATAAGAGAGCTGAGCCTCCCATGAGAGCGACATCTGCCCCGCATAGCCGTCAAGCCCAAACGCCTCATTTGCAAAGCGCGCAAGCTCGAGCGCGATAGGATCCACATCATCCGCCGGGAGGAAGCGCCAAGTCGCAGAGAGGAGGGTCTGTCTCAACATGTGCCATGAGCGGCGCACAACTGGATCAGTCCTGAGCATATCCTCAGCCTCTGTTACCCAGTTGAGGCCTGTAAGCTGAGAGTTTCTCTCATAGCCAGAGATGACGCCGCCGCTGAGCTGCGTCCCGCTGATTCCGCGTGAGCCGAATCGCGGATGACGCGCTTTCATATGGCGCGGCTCGTCGCTCTCTGAGTATTGCATGAAGCCTCGACGGGACAGGATGACTGAGTGATTCAATGAGCCGTCAAGTTTTCAATGTGGTTAGTTTAGACTATCAGCGAAGAGATTTTATTTTGTCAACACGTATGAGCACAAAGACTCAGCAGCTGTTGCAAGCTCTGAGAGCACATCCTCACTGCTAGGCAGGAAGGAAGATGAGGAGTTCGGTGAGGCGCTTGAGGCTTGCAAGCTCTGAGAGCACATCCTCACGGCTAGGCCCCTCAGGATCATAGAGAGCGCTCTCAATTCGAGCGATCATCTCAATCATCTTTAACTTATTATGAGGGGGACTGATCCATTCTGCCAACTCAAAGAAGTCCCGACAAACAAACAATATATCAAACATCTGCTCATCACTCAGAACTATATCAAATAAGCTGGTTAAATATGCGCTCATATGCAAAACGGCCTCATTATACTTATCAAAGCAGTGTGATCGGCGCGTCTCACTCTTACTCTGATGAATACTGAGGACAAAAGAACGAGCGTCCTTGATTTTGCTGTTAAATGAATCATGTGACGATTGATCAAACTTCTTAATCTCTATTGCTTTCATTTCGCTCATCTCCAAGACTCCTTATTTCAACTGTAATCTGAGACGATAAACACACTATCCCTTTTTTTTGTTTAGCTTTTTTCATCAGCCTCATCGAGATCAATAACGCGCTCTACGATGAAGCCTTGAGGCACATCAAGCACTCCTTCGGGAAGAGTGATATCGTGAATCCATGTTCCGGCTTTGTCGAAACCGAGGAAGAAAAGAATCCCCGCGAGGGGATGGGAGATAGTGTTGTGAATGAGCCACAAGAGATTAATCATTTGTTTCTCCACTGTTGGAAGCCTTAGCCTTCTCATCTGCCTCATCTAGCGCCGCTTCTATTTCAGCGAGAAGGGCGAGGCTCTGCGCGTGAAGCTCATGATCTGGCTCGAGCGGGACATAAGTTTTTAAGAGCGCGCGAAGCTCACTCGTCCTCTGTGGGGGATTCATCGTCATAATTTATCCTATTAAGCTCTTGTAGAGCGAGGACTTGAGCCGGCGAGATGGCGAGCCCTGTTCCCTCGCAGTAACCACGCCGGAGCCCTGATAGATGCGGAACTACGCGCCGGTCTTTGATGAAAGTGTTTTGAAAACACATGGGACAGATGATCGGCTGAACACTATCAACGGTCATTTTCGCTCCCCTTGTGTCTAAATTATCGCCCGCTCTGCTCCGCCTTTATGCGCTCGATCTCGCGTGTGAGATACCACTGCGCTTTACTCAAGTCCTCTAGGCGATCGAACTTATGGCCCGCGCGCGCGATGTATTTGAGGGCGTTCCCCAGGTTGAAATTAAGATCCCAGGCTTCGATCACATCGATCGCCTCAAATCCTGTCTCTGAGTGATAATGCTTAGGATGATCAACGCTGCTCATCGTCGAGCTCCTCTGGCTTCTTGCCTGGCTGTGAGGGGGGAGGCGTCTGATCTGAAATGACGCCGACTCGCTTCTCTAGCTTCTCTTTGATGAGCGCAACGAGCCAAGCGTTGAGCGTCCCTGCGCCGGCGCCGAACCACACATCAAGCCACGACGGGCCGAGCGTATAGCCAACGATGGCGCCGCTCAGGATAGCGCAGAGGCGAGTGAGCGCGCGCCGCCGCTCTCGGCCATCCACGAGAAGCGACATGAACGGCTTCACGATCTCTGTCACGCCGAAGGAGAACACCGACGCGAGCAGGATCAAGACAGCGTGTTGCTCGATAACTTGCAGCGCTTGATCAGTCATGTTTCCTCCTAGCGGTTAAAAGACAGCTGAAGAGGGTCGCGCATTTCGTCTCGATTTGTCTAGTGTCATTGAGGAGCGCGGTTGATAGCGCGTCACAGCATCAGCCCAGTAATGAAAGATGCAGTCATAACGAAGCGCGTCGAGGGGATCTTCACGCCCATCTTTCTTCGGCTGCTCAGTAGTGTCCCACGCATAGGAGAGCAGCGCCTTTCTGAGCGAGTTCCCGAGCGCGCGCTCTCCTGCCTCCCAAGCCTCCCGCGTCATAAGATACTGCTTACGCGAGAGCGCGCGCTTGAGACGCTGAACGCCGTTCAAAATATCGACGCGAACGGGGTCAGTCGTGAAGCGCAGCGGGAGCCCGATTCCCCCCTCCTCGATGGAGCGCGAGAGAACTGAGAACGCACTGCGCCCCGTTTGATCGTTGCGCGCGTGTCCCGCTTTGTCTGCAACGCCTGAATCGAGCCAGATTCGCGGCCCCGGCGCTGAGGCTTGAGATGAGCGTGGCCACGCCACGGAGAGAATGAGGCGCGCGAGCTGATCAACCGTCACTTCTTGAGGATTAATCTCTTTAAGAATAACCGTTGCCTCTAGCGTCTCATCGTAGGCCATGATGACCACAGAGGGCTTCCTAAACCCCCAGTCGATGGCAATTCGGCCCGTCATCTCTGGACGATACACCCACCCATCGAGAACATGAGAATCATCGCTGAACTCATTATAAACAAGCCCGCTTGGAGGCTTAGGGCGGTTCATCACCATCGCCTCGCGCTCGTCGGGGGGAAGAAGTTTCGTGGCCTCAAACCACTCCGCCGAAAGGTTGTCTTGGTTGACATATGAGCTGAAAAGCAGCGGATGACTTCCTGCTTGCTCCGCCATTTTACACCACCAAGCATCCACGACAGGAAGCCCAACAAGAACCATCGTCGGCGATGGCCCTGAGCGGAGGCGCCCGAGCGCTTTATGAGCAACTTCTGCGCCGAGCGTTTGACATTCATCCACAAACGCCACACCGCTCGTCACGTTGATGCCCTCTAGGGGATTGTGGGAGGCGTCACGCGTGCCGGGCCGATAGTACGAGCGACAGATGACCGACGAGCCCGAGTGCGTATCAGTCCACTTATTCAGCGTGTGATTATAAGTCCATCCGCGCGGCGCGAGCCATTTCTCAATCTCAGGGAGGAGGACTGAGTTATAGCGTGGCGTTGTGTCCGTGATAAGAAGGCTCGTTGTTCCTGGGCGAGTCTTGGCGATGAACCACAACGCGAAGATGAGTGATGTAGTCTTTCCGGATCCCCAACCACAGCGCGCCGCGATGATCTTCTCTTTGCGGCGAAGCCCGCTTATAACTGCGCGCTGTAATTCGTTGAGGATAAAATCTGTCATTTCTTCTTGTTTGGATTCTTCTTTTGAAAGCCGAGTGCTCTTATGCCCTTATAAGTCATTCGCGTCGCGACATACATGAACACATGGCGATTCTGAGTTATAATAACTCCTTTGTGAACCGTTGGATATACTCTGTTAAAGTCTTGTGTCGCGTCTGACAAATACTTATGGCGACGCTTGCGCTCTATTATACAATCTGTTTCTAGCAAATAATCAGCGCTCGCTATCATTAAATGATA